GTTGTTCCTGTAAAAATAATTCCTGTATTTTCCTCAATAGACTTAATATAATCTAATTGTTTCTGTGTTGGTTTTTCTGTTGTCATTGTTCTTGTTGTTTAAAGGTTTCGTTGTAGTATTGTTGTGAATTTTCTTGCAAATATCCACATCCATTGTCCCAAGCATCTTTTAGTTGCTCCTTCTCCATTTTCTTCGCCTTATTAAACTCATTTATAAAAAGACTCATGTGGTGCTCACCTAAACTAATAGTAAGCATTTCTTCCAACCATTCTACTGCTGTTTTCATTTTTCTTGTTGTTTAGTTTACATTTCGTGTTTAGATATGTGGCAATTTTTACCCCTTATCCTTGTCCAGTTTTTTGTGCAATAAACTTGACATCTGCCTTCAGCTTCTCAATGTAGAGAGTGGCATCCATGAGCTCCTCCTGGAGATGGTTAAGCCAATCGGTGAGGCTCAGGTCATCACGATCTAAAGTGCGCCCATATTTTTGAATCCCGAGCTGGCTGCGCTCAGAATACTTTGCCAGTACCTTGATTACAATTGGGTCAGTTAAGTGCTGCTGTTTGTTCATAGAATTCCTCTGGTGTTACTTCGGAGATGTGAACTTCATCCGATACGGTTAAAACTATGCAATAAGAGCACCCCTTGAGTTCATTCAAGAGGTCCTCTAATCGCTTTATGATATTGTCAAGTCCTTCATTCCTGGTGCCGACATATCCGATGAAGTATCTCATTTCATCAGGAAGTTAAATGCTTGGATATAGAACTCATCACCCACACCTTGACCCCTCATAAATCGGTTGACGGTATAGTAATTGAGGTTCATATCTTCAGCCAGGTGAGTCATCTTGTATCGGCTTGAGAGTCGGGACCTCAACTCTTTGTGGATGAAGTCCCGAATGTTCTCGCCATCAGAAAGGTAAATCGTCATCGATTTCATCTGAGATTGGTTTTGATGGTGCTGCTGCTGTGGCGATGCGGATATCCCAAGCATTGAGGCTCACATAATACTTGCCGTTGTACTCTCTTCCTCGAAGGTCGAATTTGACCTCACATTCTTGACCGACTTTGGCTCCATCAAGGAATCTCACTCGCTCATTGACTGCTTGAAATTGTACCAGCTGCGGATACTTGTCCCCGATTGAGAGCACGAATTCTCTGATGTTCATCTTCTCACTTACTTGTCTTGCCTCACCGATTAGCACGATGCTGCCTTTTGCTTTTAGCTCTTCCATTTTTAATCGTTTATATGTTCTTCATTTACAAATTGATAAATTCCTTCAACCATTTCAGCACCGCAAATGGAAACCAAAACATAAGTATGTGGATTTTTATTCTCATTCAACCACTTTATCAATGGTTCTGCTGCCTCTTTAAAGGACTTTATTTTCTCTTCATTCATTTTATTTGTTGTTTAATTGTTCATAATATTCGTGATATAGCTCTGATGCTTCTTTAAGGCGAGCAACCATCTTAGCCTCAATATCTTCATCTCTATCGTACCAGAGAGCTGTGATGCGCTTCTCAGGATTGATGTGGTCGACTCTGTGCAGCTGGAGGTTCTCGTATTCGTTGAGGAATTCATCCCAGGTGGTCACCATGCAGTAGATGAGCTCTGCTGTTGGCTTATCATAGAGCATCATATAAGCTCTGAGCTGCCATTCATAGAGTGGATTGATTGCATCCTCAATAAGTGCCGGGAAAGTGTCCAGGGACCAGGATGTTTTAACGTCGATGACCTTCTGCTCACTGATGATATCAGCAGTTCCGATGAGATAGTCATTCTCTATGGTCACTTCATTCTTGAGATAGTCAGTGAATCTCACTGAATTGATGAGGTTGATGGACTCCAGCTCTTGCTCTCTACCTTTCCAGATGTATTTGTTGTTGAGTTCTGTGGTGTAGTTATAAAAGTCCTCTTTTGCACACTGCTTGATGTAGCTCTTGGCTGTTTCTCCGATGCTGTCCTTGGCTCTGCCATTGGTCATCAGCTTACCGATTTGCGATGGATGCCATTTCATAGTGCAAGCATTTTGGTCTGAGCTTCAGTGAGTGCATAGTTGGCAGCCAACTGTTGTGCTGTGTACTTGCCAGCTTCAATTGACTCGAGTGCTTTCTTGAATCGGTTCTCATCGATTACTGGCTTTGATGCTGCACCTTGAGCTGCTGTGTTGCCATCATCATCTACGGCCTGAAGTGAGAGCAGTGACTGCAAAGTACCTCTTCTGAAGTAAGTGACAGCAGCGAGCACCTTTTGGGGGTCTGTGATGACTGGAAGGCTCATGAATGACTCAATGATTTCACCTGAATCGATGTCGATGATACGAGTCACCACATCATTGCCAACCACTGGCTGCAAGAGAAGCAGTCCATGTTCGTGGAGGATAGGCTCCACCGTTGTGAGCAGCGCATTGATGTCAGCATAGCTCTTTTTGAAATGTGGATTCGTTGCATTCTTAGCAACCTTTCCTATTTGCTGCTTGGCAGCGTGCAATTTTTGCCAAATGTTCATTGGCTCTGCTTTTTTTGTAGTCATAACTTGTTGTTTTTTGTTGTTTTGAATTGTAAATATACGCTTTTATTTGATTGATTCGCAAAACTGCTCATAAAAATTCAAGAATCCTTCGAAGTCTCTTGCAATAACATACACACCACCAGCCTCTTCGATTGCTTTCTGGTATGCTTTCTGTACATCTGACTGCCTATCCTTGCCATACTTGACCTCTATCTTGACAGAGCGGCCCTTGATCGTGGCGGAGATATCTGCCGAGCCTGGTGTTCCGGTGCCCTTGGTCCACTGACCACCGATTGCTACTCCATCTGTGCGGTACTTTTTGCGATAGACTCCCATCGTATTGATGCGCTCGGCTTGGCATCCGCTGAACTGAAGGAATGCGATGATTGATTTGGTCAGTGCATTGGCTGAGTTGTCATTCCATTGGTCCAGGGCAATCAGGTGAGGTGGGATGGTTGGATACTTCTCCATCTTGTGCTTTAGCTGGAGGTCTTTGAGTAGTTGTCGGTGTTGTCGTGTCATTTTTTTGCTTGTTCATTAAGTTCATCCCAAATATCATCAGATTCTAGAGTCGGTTTGGGAGTTCCCGAATCGAGAATGAAGTATCTGCCGTTGTGATTGCGACCTTTTGTGATGTTGTATCCTTTGTAATCGGCATATGACTGCACCCATTTGAGGAATCTGCGTGGCTCAAGCTCCTTGAATGAGGTAAATTCGGAAGTAAATTCTTGAATCTTGCTGCCGTTGTAATAGTACACATCGAGAGCGAGGTTGCCCTCTTCAGCCCAGTCAAAGAAGTCCTTGCACGTTGCCTGGATGAGTCGCTTGGCATCTGCGTTGATGCTGATTGCTTTCATCAATCCATTGCTCAGGTACTTTTGTAGGTTCTTGACCATGTAATTGTCAAACTTCAACCAATCTTCATCGGCCCAGGAGTCAAACAATAGCCGACCATACTCATCCAGTGGGCTTCGCTTGCTATGGAAGTACTGATAGAACTCCAGCTCGTGCCTTCTGCGATCATGAGAGCTACCGGCACCACTGATGACATAGTTGGTGGTGATGACAATTTTTGGTGAGCGGTTGAAAGGTATAAATATCTCATCTTTATTCTTGCGATTCACGGTGATTCCCTCTGTGATGAGACTGAACAGCTGCTCGAAGTCGAATGCCTTGCGCACGTCATCGAATGCAAGTATCTGAGTGTCCAGGTTGACTCGCTGATAAACGAAATCAGACTTAGATGGGTTGAAGCTCTTGCCATCAATCTTGACCACTCTGCGCAGATTGCCGAGTGCTGCCAGCATGAGTGACTTGCCTGAGCCACCATTCGGGTTGTCATCGATTTCTTGGTCATTGAAGATGATTGCTTTCTGGTCTGTCTTGTCTTTGAATGTGTGCATCAAGTAGCCGAGTGTTGTCTCAAGGGCATCGACTCTGCCGCTGTCATCTGCTGACACCTTGCTCACGAAATCTTGGAAGTCATTGGTGCAGTCATCCAGCTTGGTGAAATCTCGCTCAATTATTTGATTCTCCCAGATGTAGCCATCCACATCGATGTAGCTCTTCAGCTCCACTTTGCTCTTGGATATCTTAGCCACACCATTCTTGAATGGGATATAAGATGCATCCTTGCTATCTTGAAGCATCAGTATGTTAATGCTGTCAATCATATTTATGAAGTTCTCATTGAATAGGAACGCATTCCTGGAGCAGTAGTTCCAAACATCCATCTCACCCTTGCCTTGGAGATAGGTGAGCACAAAATCCTTTATTTGTTCTGCTGATGATATTCTGACCTTGTTCTCCTTTACTCTGACAAAGGTTGGTTTCTCAGCGTTCTCAGGATAGTATTTGTTGAAGCCATTCTTGACCAGGAACTCAGCGTAATTTGATGGCTGAATAGTTATGCCACCCTTCTCATTGACTGACCAGAAGATATCATCTCCAGTCTGAATCTCTTTTTTGATATCCTCAATGACATCCTCTCTGACGTTCAGCTGTTTCTTGATGTCATGGTCAGCCACTCCACTCTTGAGCTTCTGTCGCACCTTCTGAAAGGTATCTTTGTCCTCGAAGTACTTAATGCCATATGATGCTTTCTTGTAGGCTGAGCGCACAGTTGTGACCATCTCTTGCTCGGTGAAGCTGGTGCCTTGAGCATACTTGGTGAATATGTACTGCTCTGCTGTATCCTTGGAGATGCCATACTCGCAGAGCACTGCTGCCAATTTAAAGACAAATTCATTGCGGCTACCTTCAGCAAATTGACAACCATGGTCGAACTTCTCAATCAGGTTGATGATTTTGTCCTCATCAGACAGAATGCAAGTGGGAGTTCTCTCGGTGTAGCTGAAGCCTTGGTCTTGCTCGATGCCCTCATAGACTTGACAGAACTCATTGAAGTAGATGTCAGGGTCATAGGATTCGAAGCATACCCGGCTGACGTTGCTGTTCTTGGTATCGAAGTATTCGCTATCAAAGTACTTTCCGAATGCTGTGAATCTGCGCTTGTGCTCGACCTTATCAGACTTTGGTATTCTGATGACAGCTTTCAAGCCATTGCCACTGGGAGAGGTGAACACCATCATCACATGAGGGTCAGCAATCAGCCGCTTCCTTTCATCCATCATCAGTTTCTTGGTTGGATATTGGTCGAAGTCCAAAATGCACAGACCAGAATGCTCAACCAAGCTGCTGTCGTTTCGCTCGGTGAAGGTACCATTGAACATGATGGCATTGAGTGACGACTTGAGGCGGTCATGCTCGGGGTCAGCCTTCTCAAGTGATCGTATTGTTGCCACCTTTTTGATGAGGTCCGGATTGCCGAGTCTGATGCGGTTGTATACCTCCTGAATGGACAGTTCAAAAGGCGTTTCTTTGATGTTAAATAGTGATTTAAAGATTGAAACTTTCATAAAATGTTGTTTTGTGGGCTATAAATATACGCATTTCGTGACGATAAATGGGTGTTTCGTGACGCTGCGTGACGATAAATATGCAAATCTTAAGGCTTAAAAACCTGACGTTGTGCAACTTAACGATTTTGCGTGACGATGACGCTCTCAAAAATTTTTTGCTCTTGGTATGTTTGGCAATACTCTGCAAATCGGTATATAAGAGAATGTGTCATTGCGTCACGCCATACAGTCCTTTTTTGATATCTTCCTGGAGCTTTCGCATCTCCCAAAATGACTCACACTGGAGCACATCAAGCATGATATTTCTCTCAACCACATAGTCCATTGCTGCATATTGCTCGAATTTCTGACGTAGCTCATCGGTCATGCGAAGGAATAGCCTATCCTTTTTCATGTTATTGGCTTGCTTTAGGCCATACACCACCGTTGAATGGTCCATTCCGAATATCTTGCCTATCTCTACAAGAGTAAAGCGATGAGTGCGAAGGAATAAAAATAGATAGTAACGCTGGTACACCTTGTGACGTGCACGGTTGTCGGAACCAGGCATAAAGTTAAGGTCATTTTTTACGATTTCTTGATTCACTTCACTGAGAATCTCTTGCATTGTTTTGTTCATTTTAAAAAGTATTTTTTGTGGTTGTCTTTGATTAGTTGGTAGCCGAGCTGCTCATACATCTTGAGATATCGGTAAACTGAACGCTCACTGATTCCAAGATATCTGACCATCGCTTGCACTGGTCTTGGCTTGTGCTTGAGGAATTCCATCAGCTTGATGACTCTCATGATTCGATGCTGATTCATACCGGTGTAACTTTAAATTTCCCCATGTTATAGCTTCCAGAATTCAGCAGCACTGACTTCTGCCAGTATGCGAGTGATTTTGAAACAAACAGCCACTCCTGGACCACTTGCTTGCCGACTTGGTATGTTAGTTTAAATCTCATATCTCTTGCATTTTGATTTCACAAATTCGGTTGTATAGATCGTGGTTGAATGTAGTCCAGAATCGGTTGCGCTGGTAGTGATTAAACGCACCACCACTCGTCATCATCTTCATTGATTGCTTCGACATATGCGTGCTCAAAATAGCACTGCTCATAGAGCTTGTCAAGGTATTCATCGCATTCTTTTGTTTGTTTGATTGTAAGTCCTTCATAATAGTATTTATTTAGTATTTTGTAATCACCATAGGAGGTACCAATTCTGATGGCATAGCTTGCCATGGTCTCACCATTGGTTGGGTTGTCACCAACATCTTCGAATTCAACCAATAGGTCAACGGAGTCAGCTCCATACTTTGTGCATTCGTGGTCACGGATATCAATTTCAATCATTGCTTATTGTATTTATCATTATACACATGGTTGACGTACTTATCAAATGAAGCTGGCAGCTCATAGCTCTTCTCTTGATATGTTTGTTGGTCGATGCTTGGATGGTCTAACACTGGTCTTGATACGGTTGTTGTCAACCAAAATAAGAATGCGAGTCCAGCAACCATGACAGCTGCACCACCAAGGAGCTCACGCTCATCTTGGTTGAGGTCAGTGAATAGAAATTTAATTGTTTTCATTCTCTTCGATTTTTTCAAGTAAGTTTAACATTGAGCCCCATGCTCCTAACGCATAACGGGTGTGCTTGTGGTCTGTGCCGTATCGACTTTGGCAATATCTAAAGTCCGCATATAGCTCTTGTTCTTTGCTGCGGATGAGCTCTAAAATTTGTTCTTTGTTCATAATAAATTGTTTTTGATTACCTGACAAAGATACACCTCTTTTGCATATCTGCAAACTTTTTTAAACATTTTTTTATTTTTTTTTCACTTTTATTTTTGGAGTGTAAGGTTTTACCCTGATTTTGTTACAATTTTTGTAAGGTTTTACCCTTACTTTGTGACATAATTAAGTGAAATTCTCCAACATTAATCGGATTTCACCCGATTTAGATGGTTTAAACCAACAAAAAAGGGAGCCCGTGAGCTCCCCAAAACAACGTATTATGAATACGGCACTAAGTTACAAAGGAAATTTCATTGAGTCGATAGACTTGGATGTTTTTTTCACCGTATTCTCCTCATATCTTTTGCATTCAATGATAAGTATGCGCCCTCCAGTTGGCTTCACTGGAGCACCACGCTCAACGTGCCATCCTTTGGAGCCGTCACCATACTCTTCCTTATATGTGCCGGTCAGCATCAAGTGAATGTCCTTGTGTTGATGGCGATATCCGGTCTTGGCATGGAAGCTAACGGTGTCACGCACATCATTTCGAGCAGCATTCTCGTGAATGTGGCCCATGGTGAATACATCGAAGTCCTCATACATCTCCAAAGCCCTGGTCAAGTTGAGTGCTCCCTTGGTGACTACACCTCCACCACCTGAGCCGTGGAAGTATTTGATTTTGGTGCTCATCTGCACATTGCCGTTGAAGAGCTGCTTCACGATAAGCCATCCACCATATCCTCCCGTGAACACATTGCTCCCAGCTTTGTAGTTGAGAAGGTCAACGAATCGCTGAAGGAGGTCGGTCTCTTGGTGCTTGATGATTGCGGTCTCGTGGTTTCCGTATCCGATTACTGTCAAGATGTGAGCATACGGCAGAAACCACTCCACAGCAGTCTCAACCACGCTATCCAGGTACTTTGCATTGTTGTGCTCTGGTCTGATGTCAGACTTGTTGCCTCTGCGATCACCCTTGCCTTGCATTAGGCAAAACATATCACCATTTATCATGACCGGGATGTTGTTCTCTAGGCAATAGTCGAGGTCTCTCTTGAGAATCTTCCAATCACTTTTTGGGTTGTCCCAGTGGAGGTCTGACAGCATCGCTATCTTCACCAATTGACCCTCAAGCTGAAGCTCATGGATGTTCTTGGCGTGCTTTTTTACAATCATAAATAATTTTTAGAGTATTTGAAGAGGTACATGGTACCCATACCAACCACAAAGCCAAGAATCAGCACCCAAAAAGTGGGCTTATCTTTCTGTGATTTGTACTTTGCCACCTCTATCTTCTGCACTTGGCGAATGGTGTCACGCTTGAGCTTGTATTCGATGCGAGTTTGCCACCTTGTTTGCGGCACAAAAGACGTCTTATAGCGCACGATTGTGTCCTTGGTGGTGTGATAGTACTCATACACAATCTTATTGTCCACAATCACTGGAAATGAGTCCACAGATGTGATGCGAATGGTATCAGCTACGCTGTCGCAGCGATATCCTTTCTTGATTGCTTTGGTGAGGTGATAGTTGGCCGTGCAACTTGTCACAAGAATGAGCAAAAATAGTGACTTAAAATTCATTTATCAGACAATAAGAGGTGAATTTCTGTGGCTTGCAGAGCTTGATGAACTCTTTGTATTTGGTGACGTTGTTGACCACTTGGCAACCAGCTGACCACCAACCAATGGAAGTGCCTGATGGCTTGCTCAAGTCATATGTGTTTGGATGGAAGTTGATGCCGAAGTATCCGGTGTCGAGTGTGCCTTGCTCCTCGCTTCTGTCATCCTTATCGGTGTCACGATAGACTTGCATAGCGGCTCCGAGCTGGAGTAGTGCATCGACCTTACCATTGTGCTTTCCAAACTTCCAAACATTATAGTACCAGGTGTCTGCTTTGAGCACTGCTGCACCTTTCTTGTTTACCTTTTCGAACTGCTTGAGAGTAGGTGTGCCAGGATTGGTGGTGCCTGATGTTACCCAAATGAATTCCTCTCCTTTGAAAAGATAGAATTTATCATCGAAGCTGTTGGCTGCATCCTCATTTGACCGGACTCCAAGAATCCAGTGCTCTGATGGGATGCTCTTGAAGTTTGGAAGGCTCTTGACCTTGTCAAGTAGTTGCTTATCGCTATATGTTTTGACCATCTTTTATTGATTTATTCCATACGGTGAGTCCGATGGCAGTTGCTGAGTAGGTGAGAAGGCCAACAAAGACAAACTCATGCACCTTGAATGGCTTGAGAAGCGGCAGCAGAGCATACACAATCGCCATCCAAAAGGATGTGAATGCGCTCAATCGCTTCATTGACCACTTACCGTTAGGCTTTAGTGTGTCGCTTATTAGTTTTTTTATCATTGGGCAGCACTGCATATAGTCTATCAGGTAGTTCGATTCGTGTGTGTGTAGCTTGTCGATAGCTCTTTTCTTTGTAGCAATCATAAAGAGCCGTTTCCACCTTGTTCAATCGGTTGTCAGTGTGCCACAACCATAAGCATAGCACTCCAGTGACTCCGTACTTTTTAACGATGGTAACGAATTCAGTCATCAGATTACAAGCATTTGGTTGTTATATCCATTATTGCGTGGATATCCACAGCTCCATTCACCATTCATGAAGCAATCACCGATACACTGCACGCACTCAATTTGTGGGCGAAGGTCTGTATCACGATTCTCGTGGCTGATGAAGATAGGATATTCTGCTCGGTTTTTTACCAGGTATCTGATGAGGCGCATCTCAAAAAAAGATGCTTTCTGTGCGAAGTGCTCCATGCCGAATGCGACCTCACTGCGCCCTACTGGCTGCGAGAAGTCACCACTCTGCTGCTGGAGTCCTTTGTTCTTGAGCTGATAAGTCAAACCAAATACAGCATCTTCAGCGGACCTCCATGCGATGACGGGCTGAATGAACAATACCAGCTGCTCCTCTTCAGGTGTCAACGTTTGATCATTGTATGCCTCGAGCAAATGGTTGTAGAATACGGTGCCCAATATCGGCATCACCCGGAGCTGTGCTTGAGTGGCTACATATGGGAACACATCAGTCACATCGACATTCGCTGTGATGGGTGTGTTGGTCTTGAGATAGGATTCAGTGATAAAATACAACATTACGCTTGAGTTGTTTGAGATTGTGCTGCTGCTTGTGCTTGAGTGATGTCACCACCTTGAATCGGTGGAAGTGATGCGAGTGCTCTGACCTCGTTTGGTGTCATCTGCTCGAGTACTTTAGTAGCAACCAATGGGCTGAGTGAGTTAAGTGCATCAGATGTCTTGCTTGCATCTCCTTCGATTTCAACGATGGTCTCATTGATGATTTGGAAGTTGTTGATTGTGAAGTCTGCGTTGATTTTGGCAATGCGAAGGATGTCATTGAAGATATCAACCACTTGCTCTCTGAGTGGCATCACAACATTCTTTTCAAAGATGACATATGCTTGCTTGATATCGCTGCCTGAACCAAGTGAACCAGTGGTGCGTACACCCATCAAGATTGGGTCGATGGTGTGAGCGAAACAAATCTGCTCAGTATTCAATCCTGATGCTTCCTGGAAGAGCTTATCGTTTTGATTGGTTGGAATGCTCTCAATCTTTGGAAGCTGGTCTTGTGAGTTAGCAAAAAATGCCACAGCTTTGCCAGCGTTGGCAGCTCCTTTCATCTTGTCGATGGTATTTCTCAAGACGTTTTTCTCCTCTTCGCTCTGTGGTCGCTTAGGGAACATCATGGCGAATGAAGGGAACACACTGTTCTGAATGTTACTCTTTGCGAAGTACGAAAGCTCGCCAGAGAGATATGCGAAATTAAGTGCCGATGTGTATTTTGGCAGCGGATACCACTCCTGGCCCAAGCACTCGACCTCATATACAAATAACTGACAACGATCAGTGCACGTTGGGTGATATCTTTTTATTGGCATCACATCAATGCGGCTGCTCCAGTCATCACAAATAAAATAGCTTTGTGGGTCTCTACCTCTTCGCACTTTGTCTGGAGATACATTCTCCATGCGAGTGAGCTTCATCTTCTCATCGAAGTAGAGCTTGAAGTAAACACGATTATGCACAATTAATTGTTCAGTGGTGATTCTGACTGTCTTTTTCAATCGAGATTTTTTCTCGAATGTGTACAATTCAAGTAGCTCTTGAGGTGTGGTTGTAGTTGTTTTGAGCTCAATCCCTCCACCAACTACTGCGTTGGTTTTGTAGTCCACGATGGAACCATGCAGAGGCGATGAGTACACCAGCTGATTCAACACACTTGGAAAAAGATTTGAATCCCCAAATGGAATCCATCCGCTTGTCTGGTGTCTACCATTTACATATGGCAGAGATAAATTGCCAGCACCAATGTTGAGGAATGGTGTTGAAAAGGACTGATATCCCTCCACCATCTCTGGTGCTTTTTGCTGTGCTGTTCTGAATCGGTCAAAAATGCCCATAATTAATCGTAAATTGATGAGATTGCTGCGCCACTTACAACCATTCTGCCCTCCTCAATAACGACTCCAGTGGTGTCACTGATTTCTGTGGGAGGTATGGTTGATTCATAAACGCTGTATGTGTATTGTCCCTTTGTTAGCTCGACATCAACGGGCTCATCCAAATAGAATAGATTGAATCGCTCTGGATAGTCGGAGTCATCAGGTGCTGTGAAGAGTATCGGGTCGGATGTTGGGTTCATTTCGTTCTGAAAAACGAATAGATAGTATGGTGCACTGAGTGTCGACACCTCTGTGAGTGTCAGCACAATCGAATTCACCTCTCCCTTGTTAATGTATATCATTATAGTTATATTGCAATTAGGTCAAAAAATGTTCACAAAAAAAAAGCCACCCGATTTGGATGGCTCTTTAAGTAGGTTAATTTAGATTAAGCGATGACAGCATTCACAGCAGACTCTTCAATCTCGTATGCGAGGAAGTCATTCTCTGCAACCAATGTCACAGAGTACTTGCTACCATCTGCACGAGCTGTACCAGAACCTTCACCAACAGCACTCAATTGAAGGAACGGGAAGTACCAGTACTTGCCATTCATATCCTTGATGATTGCGTTGAGGTATTGCTGACCAGCACCCAAGATTTTGATTGCTTGAGATTTGTCTTGGTCACGGCGGTGGAACATCAATGAGATGGTCGCAGTGACATAAGATGAACCATTCACCAAGTCAATTGCAGCATCTTCAACATAGCTTCCAGTGTTACGACGTATCTCGAAAGGAGTATAGTCAGGAGCACCACCAGTCAAAGTGATTGTTTCAATAGTCCAAGTGTTAGTTGCATCCAAAGCAATGCCTGAAATGTTGTCTTGCTGATTAATCCAAATCTTCTCGATGCCACCACTATTGTTGTCGCACGATTTTACGATTGTTTCTAAAGCTTCACAAGCCATAATTTTTTTGATTTATCAGTTTAAAAAAAAAGGGGGAATTTCACCCCCTAAAATATATTAGGCAGCAGAGTTGTAGAATACAATCTCGTTACCATTAACGTGGGTGAAACCAACTTTCATGTTTGCACGAGTACGGATAACCGGCTCAGCAACTGTGTCAGCCAAGTTGATAGCGCGCAATGCTTTGCCATCTCCTTCAGCATCGAAAGAATAGATCAAGTTGTTTTTCAACGTGGCAACAATTTTAGATGTTGTACCCATTCCTGGACACATAACCATCTTGATTCCTAAATAAGAAAAGTCAAGAGCTTGAGTCAAGTTAGCTTGAGTGTTGGCAGCAGCAACAGCAGCACGGTAAGCCGTAGCAACTGGAGTTGATACATAGATTCTCAAATCTTCTTGGTTAGCGATTACAGCAGCTGGGATAGCAGCGTAAACTAAAGCCAATTTAGCAAGAACATTTGATGGAGTGATTGCAACTGGTGAAGCAATGTCGATTACGTTAGCTGAATCAGCAACCAATCCTTTCACATAACCATCACACAATGCAAGTGCATCAACTTCAGAAGCTGTGTCACCTAACCAGCGAAGTTTCTCGATGTTCTCTGCGATTGTTTTCGCCATTTCTCCCCAATAGAAATCCATGAAAGATGCAACAGTGAAGTCACCGTTAGAACCTTTTGTCATTTGCAATGATACGAATGACTGCTCTAAAGAGAATTGACAAATCTCAGCCATTGCTGACAATCCACATACATCGATTTCAACAGATGAGAGGTCATCGTTGCTTGCGCTCCATCCGCAGTTCTCTGCCTGGAGGACCTGACCGAATGTTACGGTCGAAATTTTTGTCTTATATTTGACACCAGGAAGTGTGCGGTAGTTGTCAACTACTTCCTCATTCAAATACGCACGAGAATAGAATGCCTCGCTGTTTGCTTGCAATAACGCTGATGCGTCAATGTCCAAGTCGAATCTTAATTTTCTGCTCATTTTGTTTGGTTTTTTATTTGTTATTTAGATTTAAAAATTTACTCACTGCGCTGAATTTATCTTGCACCGACATTTTTTGTTTGTTATCGGTTGCCTCAACTTCAACTTCTTTTTCGCCATACATCTCTTCCATTTGATTGCGAAGGTCTGCAAGCATGGCAATCAATGCCTTCTCACGCTCCTCAATCACTGGCAAGACAATTGCAAGAATTGTTTCTGCGTCTGCTGTCGGGTCGATAGCCATAGCCTCATCAGTAGTGGTTGAATCTTCAGTCACTGTATCCTCGACTGTTGTCTCTTCCAAAACTACTGGCTCTGCTGCCATCTCCTCCTCAACCACTTCAGCGGTTGGCTCTTCTTTTTCCACCTCTTTGATTTCAAGAACCTCGCCGCCTTTCACGACATAGATTTTGTCTTCAATTAGATATTCTCCATCTGGTAATTGCATTTTATTTAGTTTTAATTGTTGCGAAAGTTTTAAACCAAGAAAGCCCTCGATGGAGAATCCGATTTGCTCCTTGGCAACCAGCTCTTCGAAATAGTCTTTGTCAGTTACCTGGGCTGTCAACATGAGAGTGCCTTTCGGGACCTCGATGCCAAATGTGCTGAATGCTTTGTCTTGGGTTGGGTTGTCCACTATCCATGTTTCAAGGATATAGGCTGGCACCTTCTTATCAGTGTCATGCTCCAGGTTGAAGATATCACGATTGCGGAGGTCAGCCATGAACTTGGTGTGAATCTGCTCGATGACCTCTGCTGTGAACTGCACATAATACTCACCATCTTCAGCATTATTTCGGTAGATGTCCATAGGTATCATTGCCGGTGCTGTGATGCGGTACTTTAGATCGTCAGCGAAAATCATTTTTTTCTCTGCTCCGAATGCCATCCCTTTGACCTTAATAGCTGGAAGATTGGTGAACGCAATCATCTCGATTCCCAAGTTCTCGCCATCGGCAAACTCATCTTCGATAGTAATTTTGTAAACTGGAATATCTTTGGTCATGCTTATATTGCAATTTTTGTATCTTTGTTCATAAATTGATATTATGATACAAGTATTTGACCAAGAGTTACCAAACAAAATGGATGAGCTCACGATTGAGCAGTTCGAAAAAATCAGCCAGATTCTGAACAATCCCGACTTCGACAACATTGAGAGATATGTTGAGATGTTCAAATACCTCGGCATTAAAGAGGAGCTATGGGATGACTACCCATTCAGCAAGTTTGTGGAGCTGATAAAAGAATTCAACCTAAACTCATTCACACCAAGTGAAGCAGTGACAACAGTCGAGATGGATGGCTACACATACGAGGCGCAGCTCAAGCTGTCAGTCAAAGAGACCAAGCTCATCGAGAAGATTGTGAACACCAAGCCAAATCACTACCTGAGTGATATCATGGCCATCATGTTCAAACGCACTGACCTATCCAACACCGAGCACTTCACCGATGCCCACCTCAAATATAAGGCAAAGTTATTCCGCACTCAGAAGGCTGAGTTGTGTGTGCCATACATTGTATTTGTGACTGATAAAATCGCTGAATATGCCCAGGCCAACACTACCCAAGGGGTGGAGCCAAGTCAGTCTTGAGCAGTTCATTGAGCTGAGACAACTCAAAGCTGAAGATGGTGTATTCAACCACAACATTGATATCCTCTGTGCGCTCACCGATGGGCTGCCAGAGGACTTCGATGACCTCGATATCGCAGATGTAGCCGAAATCTTCAAGAATCTTCCATGGCTCTACACTGAGCCGAGCAAATTGTATACTGATAGGATAGGTAAGTTCTATCTCAAGCCAATGACTGACCTGACTCTCGGTGAATTCATCGACCTGGAGCACTATTTCACCACTGACTATCTTCAGTACCTGCCCAACATCTGCGCTCTGCTGTATCGAATCCCCGAAATTGTGGAGGACAATGTGGTTGCAAAGTGGGAATCAACTGATTTCAAGACCTCAAGTCGGGTGCATTACTTCCTTGACCAACCAATCACCAAGATGTATGGGGTGCTGACCGAGTATATCAAGTTCAGAGATAGCTTCATCACCAGCCACAAGAACCTGATGAGCGAGCAAGTGGGTGAAGATGTCAATGATATCACTGACCCCGAGGAAAAGAAGGAAGCAGAACGTGAGAAGTCATCTCAAAAGTGGGGATGGGAGCAGCTCATTTGGTCGATGTGCAATGGTGACCTCACCAAATATGACCAGGTGATCAACATGAAGCTCGTGCTTGTGTTTAATTTCTTGGCGATGAGAAAGGAGCTGGAGATTTAATAGTCCAGTGCGTAGTTGAAATCTCCGTATAGCGGCACAAAGTCATAAATCACCTTGGGCTTTCTGCGCAATAAATTGCCAAGCTCCAGGATTGGGAATCTCTGAGCCAAATCAGCCACATACATTCCATACATTTCACCAATCAAGCCATTCATCTCGAGGGCATCATTGAATTTTCTGACCAATCTGAAGGGCGCAATGCTCTCGGTGCCGTTGTTTAGATATCCAAAATAGTAGGCGGCAAGGATTTCGATGCGGATGTTGCCCTCGGTTGTCACCTTGGCATTGATGCGCACAGAATCATACAGCGTGTATGTGTCGATGAGTGCTTCATCCTTGATGACTTTCTTGAGTGTGTTGGCTACTCTCCTTCTGAGGGGATACTTGTAGTTATATTCGCCAGTGTTTTTGTACCTTGCCATTACTTATATTGCAATCAGTCTGCAATTTGTTTAGGAATCTGACAATCGGTCCATGAATCCATGGTGAATGTGATGGTCATGAGCCATCCAGCAGCATAGTCAAGAAGGTCGTTGTTGAGTGGCACCAGAGCCGGGAAGCCTACCACATCAAAATCACGATCATCAAGATTGAAAGTGTAGTTCAAATACAAGTCCATGAGAATCTGATGGCAGTCACTCAGGATTGTGTTGATGTTGGCACGGTCCTTCTGGATGATGTCGAAGCAATAAATCTCCAGTGTGAAATCATTGGTGTTGTCAGTTGGAATCGCATCAATTGGCACGATGTAAACAATCGGATATTTCTCATCCTTGGTGGCGAAGTTGAAGAGCTGCTCTTTGAAGTCAGAGCCAACCTTTTTCACCTGGAGGTGTGCGTTATAGAATGCGATGATTTCGTTGATGAGTGCTTGGTAGCTTATCATAGTACTGAATTTTTCATGATTTTGTTGACCTTACTTTGTGTGGCTGTCATCTCGGTCTCACTGACCACAGCTGTGACCATTATGTTCTGACCTGACTCCATGCCATTCGGAGCACCAACATTGTTGGCTGCGTTGCCTTGGCCGAATAGATTACCAGGTGTGAATGCTGGCACGGCTGAGTTTGTTCCACCACCACCGCCACCACCTACTGATGGAGGAGTTGGAGCTGCACCACCACCTAATGCTTGCAATGCCTTGGCTGTGGCTGCGATGTTGCCAGCGATGCCGATTGCTGTGGAGATATTGTTGAGCGCAATGACTGGAGCTGCTGCTGCACCTGATGTGGCGATTGCTTGAGGTGTTGCCAATGCTCCTACATTCGCTGCCTTGTTGGCAATTATCATCTTGGCGATACCGATGGCTGACTCAGCGATAACTGCTGCCTTCTGCACACCTCTTGACTTTTCAAATATACCGGCAATCAATTTCACTCCTTGAGAAGCTACCTCGAGACCTTGCTGCTGAATCGCTCGCTTCTGCTCTTCGACTGCTGCCGCTGCTGCGATTGCTTTGTGATCCGCTGCTTTCTGGTCCTCGAAGGCTTTCATGTTTGCCTCACCTTGAATCTGAAGCTCCTTGGTGCGAGTGTCAACCAATCCAGCAACTATTGTCTTTGAGGTATTGGTAGCCAACATTTCGCTGGCTTCAGAATCTTCCTTTCTAATTTTGTTTATCTCAAGAGCTTGAGCTTTCTCAAGTGTTGTGACATCGAGATTGTATTTTTTAGCCTCTGCAATCAGTGCCGCATACTTGGCTTTCGTATCATCAATCTCAATTTGAGTTTGTGTTTTGGTTGAATCAGTCAGCAACTTGTTGGCTGCAGCAATCTCTTTTTGAATCGCTGCTCTTCCTTCCTTGTATGCCTTCTGTGCTGCCTCTCTCCTCTGCTTTGCCTCCTCTGCTTTCTTATCCTCTGCCGCTTTCTCTTCTGCATCGTCAGCAATTTGAATCAGCTTGCGCTCTTTTGAGCCATCCTTGATGAGCTTATTCTCTTCCTCGATTCGCTTGCGTAGTGCCTTGCGTCTTTCAATGCTGTCCTTGTCTGACAATCCCTTGAGTTCAGCATACTCACTGCGAGCATCTGCCAATCTTTTCTTGGCTGCGTTGCTTACTGCTTTTGATTTGTCCAGCTCGAGTTCAGTGGTGTCCTTGCCTGCTGCCTTGGCTTTGGCAATCTCGATATCGTATGAATCAGAGATGGCAGCAACTCGCTTCTCAGATGACTTGAATGCCTTCTCATTGGCTTTCTCCATCTTGCGAGCGTTCTCCTCTGCTGCGTAGCTTGTGAGCCCGAGCCAATCGGTAAGCTCCTTGAATGAATCGATGAGCAAATTGATTGGAGCCATCAAGAAGTCAATGGCTTTCTGGAGCACACCAATCTTATTGAGGAAGATTCCGATGCCGACCACAATGGCTGTGATGACTGCGACCAATAAGAAGATTGGATTGGCGAGAATCTGCATCCCGAGCTTGATGAATGCGCCACCCATAGTGGTGACAGTACTCGTGAGGCCCTTCAATGACTTGCTGATATCGCCAGCATTCAGACTACCAAGTGACTTGCTGAATACTTGAGCTTTTTGTGATGCCTCTTCGAAGTCGAGTGACATCAATGAATCCTTGATGCCGCCAAATGAGTTGGATATCTGCTCGAATTTAGACCCCGAGGCGAACACATTCACGGCATCATTGGCATCCTTGATTCTATCAGCTACCTCACCAGCTCGGGCAGCGAGAGCGGCCATTTGTTCCGGGTCAGATGCTTCTGCAATGGATGCCTTGAGTGAACGGAGCTCTGCCTTCAGTGACTGAACACCGGAGAGCTTGAGAGGAATTTCTATTTCATTAGCCATATATGCGGACTTCGAGAGGTGAGTTTCTTAATTGTGAATCAGTGTGTGCGTGATTCTGTGTTTTGGTTGTATGCACTACAATGTTGCCATCGCTGTTGACATAGGCAGAAGCAAGGTAGTCATGTTCTACATTGCCGATTATGACGAAAGTGTTTAGAGCATCGAATGCCCTGGTCGGCGTGCCGAGATATTGACCAGTTGCGGTGCGTGTCCAGGTGATTGCTCCGATGTTGTCAGCCAATACCACTGCGCTTGGTGCAGCAGTGCCGCTCTGCGTTAGCAATGCCACATAAGTCTGACCGACAGCAGCAGCTCCGTTGATTCGTGGTGTGATGATACCATCCTCCTGGAGCGTTCTGTTGTCACCGATGACCACGCCTCTGAGACCATCACCGATGTTGTTGCCCTCACCACGCACGATGACGTCAAGACCAGATAGGTTGACATTTGCCTCTGTTGATCGTGTGGCTAAATTGGTGGTGTGAGTTGTTGCAGTGATTGGCGGTGATGTGGGTGTGCCAGGATTCGTTACGAATGGAGCAAGCTCAATCTCAGTGTCGATGCTGATGAGCTCCACTTTGGTTGGCACCTCTGCATTGGCATCATAGTCGATGACCTTGTTGATGTTCCACCATGAGTTGTCGATGCGGATTTTGTCGTTGAGCTTCAGCGTCTGGATATCTGCCTCGGTCAAATGGAAGTAAGCCACCAACATCTTGCCGACGTTTATCTGGTTGACTGTCCTTCTCCAGTACAGATTGTAAAGGTTGTTCGCAGTCAGTGTGCTCGGTGTGTAGTAGTAGTAGTCGCACGTTGCAAAGTTGATGTCGAATGTTGGAGTGAGCGCATCATCAAAGTGACCAATCATCGGATAGGTAGTGAGACCGAGCTCACCCGTGGTGCCGTACTCAATCAAGTCCCATGGGCCGCACGTCTGCTCTCCACCATCATACAAGATGCGAATGTTGGTCTTGGGTGCTTCACCATTCAGTGACGGCACATAGGCATCGAATGAAGTGGAAACCACTGGAGTCGGTGAGAATATGAGCTCCTTTGTCTCAGTGTCACGCACATATTCGTTGTCAAATGTGTACTCAAGCTGACCATAAATCTCATCAGTCATCTGTGTATATACAGTATTCGGTGAGTCGTTGTCGGGCTTGTATGTGAGCTTGAGCTTCTTAGATGAGAGGTCGGGAAGGAAGATGAGATTCTGCTCCCTGTCCTTCATTAGCTTGGCCGACCAATCCTTCTCTGCTCCGCTGTCATAGTATTCGTCACGATGGCGAAGGATGAGCTTGTTGGGTTGGTCCGTATCAGTGTCAGCATAGAGGTTGTACATCTGGAAGATGGACTTCACAAAGTCGCTCTGCTTGATTTTGAGTGGCACATATTGGTTGATGTCCAGGATGCCACCAATCACTTGCACGTTTGCAGTTGGAAGTATCTTGATTCGCACCGAATTGATTATCAGCTCCACGTTTACGGGAAGAGCTCCAGTGAAATCACAATATCCGTTCTGCCATCCAACCACGATATTGGCTACTTGACCAGCTGTCAAAAATGGCGGCAGAGTTCCATCACTTAAAAGCGCAGCACTGCCGGTGACAATTCCGCTGGTTAGAGAAGTGACTCCCACTGGTATGATGCTTCCCTGGTTGATGACTTGCTCGGATGTTAAATTTGAGAACTGACCATTGTATCCAAGTATGCTGAAGCCAATCACCGGGGTTGCCTTGAATGGTGACAATGAGTTGAGCACAACCGTTGCATTGGTGTTGTCAATTTGGAATTCAAAGTTGACCTGGTACTCCAGGATGTAAGCCTCACCAGCAGCAGCATTGGTTGAGATAGGTACAGTGAATTCACCAGTGGTCGGATTGAATGACCCTTGCACGTCAGTGATTTCAGTCCACCCGGTAGCATCCTCTCGGTAGTTGTTGGCAATCGCTGCATCAACTGATACAGTGAATGGAGTGTTGTTCTCCTCCTCCACCAAATAGTCCTGGTTGTCGAAGGTGTTGCTATCTCCGTTGTATGGGATAAGCAGCTTGTCGAAGCGAGCAGATGCCAGGTCACTCCATTGGTATTGAAAGCCAGCATTTGAGAAGATACGATCAAGGTAAGTTTTCGCATAGATGGCTGGCTTCATCTGACGCACGTTGTATAGGTTGTCAGTGTCATACGGCAGCACATACTTGAAGCCATCAGTGACAGTGTTGTCGAATGTGGCCACGATGTCAGCAGCAGAGAAGGTGTGGTTGAGGTCAGTGAAGTCCAGAGCAGTCAGTTCCTGGTTGGCTATGGCTGTAAAGAATTCGACCCTCGTGTCTTTGATGAGGACCTCATACTCCACGTCTTGCTCATAGGCATCGGTCTGCTGATTCTTGTTGACTGAGAGCAGCTGAAGCAGTGCATCCTCCATGATAGGCACATTGTTCTGAATGACGCTGCACTTGGTCAGTGCGTTGATGTCAAAGGTGCCAGCCTGGATGTTCACATCATAGTAGTGGTTGAGCAGCTCATTGTTGTTCTTGCTACCAACCAAAGTGATGGTCTTGGAGAAGGCTCCGCTGCGCTTGGTGAGGTCACGAATGTCCCCGACTGCGAAGTTCAAAGGAAAGACAGTGCCTTCCTTTACATCAAGGAATCCGTTCTCAAGTTGTATTCTAACCATTTATGTTGTCCTGATTTGCGAGGCGCACGCTGATTGAGTGGCGCATCAAGTTCTTATTGCGTTGGTTGAGCATTTCGTATGCGTTGTTCTCCACTATACATGGCTGATAAGCTGTGGACTCAGGAATGTGTATCGGACAACCATCCTCATCAATGAGCGGAACACCATCTTCTGTGGTGACGTAGTTGACAATCTTGAGGAATGTCTGTGGCGATGTGACCAGCTCCTCGAAGTAGGTTGCCATCTCTTGGGTCATCCAGTTGGTGTTGAGGTCGATGCGCTTGATG